AGCTTTATAATCTTCAAAATATGATTGTTCTAGCTTTTTAGCTGCGTATAAATCATCACAATTATGAAATGCAATAATTTCCATAGTCCAATTGTCCCATCCCATATTATCTCGCATAATCTGGTATAATTTGCAATTGTAACTGGACGATTTATTATTTGTGCAACCTTGCTTATGAGCGTATTTCCTCTGAACGAAATTGGTAGTATGTCCTATATATAGGTCATCTATAGCTGAATCTTTACAATAAATCTTGTAAAATATAGTATTGGAATAATCAATATCAACTTTCGGCATTTTATATGCATGTATATGCGACAGTGCTTATATTATTTATATAAAACTAATTATAACTTAAGAATGAGTAAGTATGTAAACAATACAAGATAAAATTGAAAACTTTTTCATATGTAAAGTAATACAACAATAATGCCAGGTCAATATGAGCCTTAAATTTAATTTAATAAACCAACGGAGTGTTTCAGTAGACAGCATCGCCGATAAAGAATATTGTAACGAATGCTATTGTAACAATATCACCCAAGAATGTAACAAATGTGGAAATGGAGTATGCGGTCAATCAGCATGTCAATTATCCTTTCCTCATAAGTTCAATACAACAATGATTATATGTAAAGGGTGTTCGAATGAGATAGAAAATAAACTTATAAACTACGATCATTTAATAGTTTATAAGTTCCTGAAAAAGAATGTTCGTAAAAGACGAATTAGCTGCTAGTCAAACAAGACATTAAAAAAAATACATTTGTAGATAGTGTATTTTTTTTGAGTAAAATTGAATGACTTAATAGTATAGAAACAATCACAAAACAAGAAAACAATGAAGGTAACACAATCATTCCACAGCCCAACTTACACGTTTCTATATTTTGTTCCAAATGGCATAAAACAAAAACAAAGAACATTACAAGACAAGATAAATGAAAGACAATTCATCAATAAACTAAATCGCAATTTACACAATAAACCCAAACATATTAGCAGAACACCTCCTATAAAAATTCCACGAGCAAAATCTATGAATTTCAGTGAAATCACTCTATAATTGTAATATTTATGCGTTATCATAATCGGTTTGTGCTGTGTTTTTTGCTGTTTGCGCTTGAGATAAATCTTGATTTGCTTGGGTTAATGCGGGAATAGCATCATTTTTAGAAGTTCTTGCTTGGAGTATTTCATTAAGTGCTGTAATTTTAGCATCATCGTCAGGACTGGTTAGACCACCTAATGCTGCGTTGATATCCGTATTATCATCAAATTGTGTCCCATCACCATATAAAGCAATCGCACTATTATATTTATCAGACAAGGCGGTGTCTGCGTTCATTAACGTATCATTAGCAGAATTTGCAATTTGTTGTTTAGTTTCGAGTGTTTGAATAGCTAACTGTAAAATCTTATTCAGTCTGTATTTATGTCCTCTCAATAAAGTAAGATTTTGCGAAGTTTGTCTAAACGCAAAACTAACTGCCGAACTTCTCCCCACTTGATAAGGTAATCCCGCCTTAGATGGACCCCCTCCAAAATCTCCATTCATATAACTAGCCATTTGACTACTACGTTTAGCACCACTGTGTCCCATTCTATACATTTATTATGAGATAATATTGGCAACCTGTATCTAAAAATTGAAAACTTTTTATTATCATAAATAAATATAACTATCTAATGCTTACTAATAGCACACCCGAAAATGTCTGACGAGGAACTAGACCAATTCTTTAAAGAGTTACAGATGAAGAAAGATTTGGATGATTTTATTCAACATAATCAATATCCGAGTTATTTCAGAAAAACATCTCATCGCGAAATCTTATTATTAAACCAACAATATCCAGCCATTGATGAAAATATAGAAAATCGTGTTCCATACAATGGTAGTTGTTATAACGAAACAGCAAATGCCATAAATAAGAGTATATTAAAGTGCAACGAAACAATAAAGACAATGACCGAAAAAGAGCACGAGTCTGAAACGTGTCCGGTATGTATGTGTGTATTTGAAGAATCTAATTATGTGATTCCAAGATGCAGACATAAAGTGTGTGCGGTCTGTTTTACAAATAATATTAAACATAACAAACATACTGGAGATTGTTGTGTTTTATGCCGAGAACGAGTCTGTTAAAATAATAAGTTAAAAGTAAAAATTATGACAAATACCTAATTAGAAAAAATACAAGCCCCAAGACAACATCAATTGTTAAGGGAATCCACGCGAGTATTTTTTCTTGAAGAGCATATATAGACGCACATAAGTATAGAAGGCCGTGTATCAAACGATAATCCGACCACCAAGTATGTCCTCCTGCTTCAACCGCATTTAATCGTAAATTATTGAAATATAGATAGAGGAATCCTAAAGTAGGTAATAATAGCAACAACCCATAATATGGTAGATACGATGTCTCTATATATAAAGGTAATACTGCTAATATAATTCTAGCAGGTATACACGCGAGTAAAAAAAGAAGTGTTCTTTTTTGTACGGAAAACATAATGTTATATTATACTGATATTTTTTGTTAGTCTATGAAATTATTTACCATCTTAGGTGGTTTTGATTTTTTATGTTTATTTTTATTATGAATTGTATCTAATGATATAGTTTCAATTTCATTATGTTCTTCTTCTATCAACTCTATGCCCTTTATCCATTGAAACGGTAAAGTTCTTACGCCAGGAACGTGTCCGTTTTCGTCAGTATATTCTGTAACAAATAATGTGTTCCCCGTTCCGGAAATCTCATCAAATCTTGCTGTAAACTGTCTAGTTCCGGACATCTTAAACCTATAGAGGTAACCTTTGAGTAATAGTTCTTCCATTATTATATTGTATATTTTTGTTATGTATGAATAGATGGTAAGATATCAATTTTCTATAGTGTTACAAAAAATACATAAACAAATCATTACAATAATGTTATAATAATGTCGGCGTTACGATTAGAATATGTGTGGATAGATAATGATTATCAATTACGCTCAAAAATAAAGGTAATTCCCAACACGAGTATTGATACCATCAATGTGGAAGATATTCCTGAATGGAACTATGATGGTAGTTCAACAAACCAAAGTTCCGGGTCTGAATCAGAAGTAATAATAAAACCAAGACGTATGTTTACGTCAAGAAACGACTTATTTCATATGTTAGTGTTATGTGATACATATACTCCACTAGGTAAACCATTAAAAACAAACAATCGTAATAATGCGACCAAAATATTTAATAAAAAAATTTATGCGGAACCATGGTTTGGTATAGAACAAGAATATTTTATAATAGACCCCAAAACAAATAAACCATTGGGATATGACGAAAATAAAACACAAGGACAATATTATTGTAGTGTAGGTGCTGAAAATGCATTTGGACGTAAAATAGCAGAAGAACACTTATTAGAATGTATAAATTATGGGATCACTATATCAGGTATTAATGCGGAAGTAGCTCCAGGACAATGGGAATATCAAATCGGACCTTGCGAAGGAATAGAAGCCGGTGATAACTTATGGATGGCTCGTTATCTTTTACAAAAGATTGCGGAAACACATAATGTAATCATAAACATAGAACCTAAACCATTGTCAGGTGATTGGAATGGGTCTGGGTGTCATACCAATTACAGCACAAAACAAATGCGTGAAGGCACTCGTGATGAGAATGGCTTATACTATATAATTACTGCGATTGATAAATTATCAAAAAAACACAAGGAGCATATGGAGGTATATGGTAGTGGAAATGAAAAACGAATGACAGGAGAACACGAAACTGCTTCATATGATAAGTTTACATCCGGAACGGCAAATCGAGGAGCATCTATTCGTATAGGAAATGCGAATGTAAAGAATAAGAAGGGTTATTTCGAAGACAGACGACCAAGTTCTAATTGTGACCCATATCTTGTAACCAGTAAAATATTTGAAACAACTATGCTATAGTTACGCTACAACCAATAAAAAATATATATACAATATATTTTTTATGACTTTATTCAATAAGCTGATGAAATATTATTTACTTTTTCTTTCTGATAACAACCTTCTTCTTAGCGGCTTGTGACTTAGTTTTTGTGCCTTCTCCAATCTGGATCTTTTCACGCTTTGTCTTGTACTTTGTGTATTCCTTTTCTAATGTATTTAGTTCGACCGTCCACATCTTTTCTACAGTTGTTTTCTTGAGAGTATCCAACTCTTGTTCGGTAGTTTCTTTTTCTTTCATAATGTTTGTAACATTTTCTTCAGTTACTGAATCCATAGGCATCTTGATGAGGTATTTAAAATCTCCGTCAATAGTTGCGTATTGCTTCTTTGTTAGAAGTTCTGTAACTTGTTCGGACTTCTTTCGCCTCAAATCAACAGTTCCAGCCAAAGTTTCTTGAATATACTTTGCTCTGTTGGATAGACGAACTAGTTTCTTCTCCATCTCTGCGATTAGATAAGCCTTTCTTTTGTGATACAGTCCAATACGAACTCCATAGAAATCATTGATAATTTCTTCAGGTGATGAGTATTTGTGAAGTTTACATTCAGAGTTAAACATATGCATATTCGTAGTGCTTACTGTAGTGAATAACTTCAACAACTTTTCCACTCCATTACAATTATTTGCGTCAACTTCACCTTCTAGTTGTGCCAACTTTCCGCGAGGGAAAACCACAGTAAAGTCAACAGTAACTTCTGTAGAAATAGAGGTGAAGTCACGAAGTAATGGACTAGACTTCTTACCATTTTTATCAGTAACACCATCTACGAGTGATTCAAGGAAAGATGTATATGACATAGTCCACGTGCCTACTGGTAGTTCTGTAATACGCACCTTATCATCGGCAATCTTCTCATATACACCCTTGATTAGGTATTTTTGTTCGGCGATTTTACTTACAGTTCCCTTGAAGCCTTCATAGTAAGGTAGGAATTCAACAGAACTGACATCCTTCTTAGACAGCTTATTCTTTAGGTATTCAATAATCGTGCTTGGATTGTAAGGAGCAATACTACACGAGAAACCTGTGCCAATACCTGAAATACCATTAATTAGTGCGAATGGAATAATAGGAACATAGTAATCGGGTTCTACAATTGTGCCATCGTCATTTTGATAATTCAACACAGAATCATCTGCGTCAGGAAAGAGCGATCGAGTGAGTGAGTTTAACATAGTGAAGATATATCTCTCTGACGCACTATCATCTCCACCGTGTAATCTGGTTCCAAACTGTCCGTTTGGTTCAAGAAGGTTAATGTTATTAGAACCTACAAAATTCTGTGCCATATTTACAATAGCACCATTTAAACTTGCCTCACCGTGATGATACGCACTATGCTCTGATACATAGCCTGAAAATTGTGCTACTTTAATCTCAGATGTTAACTTACGCTTGAACGCTGAGAATAGAATCTTTCTAAGTGAAATCTTCAAACCATCAACCATATTAGGAATAGACCGAGCACAATCATATGTGCTGAAATGAATCATCTCTTGGTCGATAAATTGCTCGTATTGAACTGATGGGTTGCTTGTATCAAGATAGGAATCCTTATCGTATTGCTCCAACCATTTCTTTCTATCATCTGCTCTCTTCTTATTGAAAATCTTATCAATCGTATCGTCGCTATGTTGTCCGGAGTAAACAAAGTCAACCACCTTCTTGTTTGCGAAGTATTCTTTGAATTCAGCTGAGGTAGATGTTCCAAGACCCTTAAAATACTTTACCGTCCATCCAGTAGGAACTCCATTTTCAAATGTTTCCTTCCATTGGTTATACTCACCGTCATTGTAGAACAACTTGACTTGAGCGCCCTTTTTAGCACGAAGAATAGGTGTATTCATAAACGAGATGAACCCAGGTATCCTTACCAATGACGCCCATTCACTATGAAAGAGATTGATACAAAGTCCCTTGATATGTGACCCATCTAAATCCTGGTCGGTCATATACATAATTTTACCATATCGCAAATACTTATTCACGTCATCAATTGACTCATATTCCTTACCAGTTTCCAATCCTAGAATCTTTTTAATATCATTGATTTCTTTATTTTCACTAATTTTCTTAATTTGCTCTCCACGAACATTCAACAACTTACCTTTCAATGGATAAATGCCAATCGTGTTTCTATCTTCACTTGACAATCCAGATACAATACCGGACATAGCACTAAGTCCCTCGCATAAAATAAGAACACAGTCCTTTGATTGTGAAGTTCCCCCCAAATTAGCATCGATGAAGTTAGCAATACCACGAACAGATTTCGTTTTAGAACCATCCGTTTTCTTAGCGAGTTTATTATCCTTTGCCTCCGTGAGGGAACACGCCGTGTCCATCACCCCCATCTTTGCCACGCGCTCAATAAACCCATCAGATACCGTACAAGACGAACCGAACTTAGCAAAAGGTGTATTCATATAATCTTTAGTTTGACTATCAAATGATGGGTTTACAATATCACATCGAACAAACAACATCAACTGCTCTTTAATAGCGGATTGGTTGACCTTCACCTTCTTTTTCTTTTCAATATAATCACATAACTTACGTGTAATCTGACTTGTAATATAGTCAACGTGCTTCCCACCCTTGAAAGTACAAATTCCATTTACAAAGGATACGAGAGTAAATTCGTGAGTAGGTGAAAGTGCTACCGCATATTCCCATCGTTCATCTTTAGTTTCGTATACACGCTTAGAAGTATCCTTGCCACCAATGTATAAGTCAATATATTGTTGAAAGTTCTTAACTGGAATGATATCATTATTACACATTACCTTGATTTTCTTGACTGAATGGTCTGTTACCGCGCCAATATCATATACACGCTTCTTCAAAAGCATAAGCATATCGTGTGTTAATCCTTGAACTCCCAAGCGTGCATAATCCGGACGAAACGACACCTTCGTATAAGGTTTAGTTGTTTTAGGAACCTTAGTAATAACTGGTGGGGAAATATTATCTAGATTATCGCTGTATTCTTGGACGTATTTCAATCCTCGTGTATGGTCGATAGTTTCAACCCTTCCATACAAAGACCAAATCAAAACTAACTTGAACCCAAATCCATTCTTACCACCAACAATACGTTTTTCATCTTTATTATAGTTAGTAGATGTGCGTAG